TTTTGCTCATATCCCGACAGAACGGCAAGACATTTTTAGCGCGAATGCTAATCCTAACTCACTTGCTCAAGTGGAATACCGATGTTCTGATTATGTCCTCTAATCGCTCGATGGCCTTGGAGACCTTTCGTCAGGTGGCTAACTCACTAGAAAATAATGATCACTTAAAGTGCATGGTTAAACAGATCCGTCATGCTAACGGTACAGAGTCGATCGAGATGCTATCTGGGGCAAGACTTGATGTTGTAGCAGCGACCAGAGACGGCTCACGCGGTCGATCTATCAATGGCCTGCTTTATATCGATGAAGTACGCGAAATCTCTGAGGAAGGCTATCGAGCAGCGATGCCGGTAACTCGCGCACACGCTAACAGCCATGTTCTACTTACATCGAATGCTGGAGATGCGTTTAGCACGGTTCTAAACCAATTAAGAGAACGAGCCTTAGACAACCCGCCTAAATCCTTTGGGTTCTATGAATACTCAGCGCCTCAGTATTGCAAAATCGATGATCGAGCAGCTTGGGCGCAAGCCAACCCAGCGCTTGGCTACACAATTACAGAAGCAGCAATAGAGGAAGCGATAGCGACTTCGCCTATTGAAAATACTCGCACCGAAACCTTATGCCAATGGATCGACTCCCTGAGCAGCCCTTGGCCTCATGGCATTCTTGAGGAGACTAGCAACAGCGAACTTCAGATCCCGCCCGGCGGATATACAGTCTTTGGCTTCGATGTATCACCGTCTAGGCGCAATGCTTCACTCGTTGCTGGTCAGATATTGCCAGATGGAAAGATCGGCGTAGGCATATTGCAGACTTGGGAGTCAGCAGTCTCGGTCGATGATCTAAAGATCGCAGCTGAGATAAAGGCTTGGGCAGATCAATACCGTCCTCGACAGATCTGCTATGACAAGTACACAACTCAGTCGATCGCCGACAAGTTATCGAATGCTGGTTGCATGGTTCAAGACATATCAGGCCAGCAATTCTATCAAGCCTGCGGAGACTTACTCGATGGCCTAGTTAATCACCGCGTAGTCCATAACGGACAAGCCAACCTAATGCAGCAAATGAATAACTGCGCAGCTAAAGTCAATGACTCGGCTTGGCGTATTGTTAAAAGAAAATCGGCTGGAGATGTATCAGCACCTATTGCTTTGGCAATGGTTGTGTCCATGTTAATGAAACCACAACAGGTAGCGGCTATATACGCAGGTTGACCTATATCTAGTGTATAATTGCACTCTATGGGTATCCTTTCGCGCCTTACAGATGCAACACGCGCAGCATCTATTGAAGCGCAAGCAGCACCACAGGTTCTCGGTGAGTATTCACCTTATGCAATGCCCTTTCAGTTCGCCTATGTTGGTCGCACCGAAGCCATGGGCGTTCCAGCGTTAGCACGCTGCAGAAACCTTTTAGCCGGAACGATCGGCACAATTCCTCTGGAGTTGTATAAGAAATCAACTGGTGAGGAACTTGGTAAGCCACTATGGCTTGATCAACCTTCTTACTCACAGCCTCGTTCAGTAACTATCGCTTACACAGTTGACTCACTTCTATTTTACGGCCAAGCATTCTGGCAAGTTGTAGAGACTTACCAAGAGGACGGCCGCCCTTCTCGCTTTGAATGGGTTGCTAACTCTCGTGTAACTGCCACACTTGATCGAGACAATGTATTCGTAAAATCTTACGCCATTGACGGCACAACCGTACCAATGGACGGCCTTGGCTCACTTATTACATTCCAGTCACTAAGCGATGGCATCTTAAATACCGGCACTTCAACAATTCGTGCAGCACTTGATGTTCAAAAGGCTGCTGCTATTGCTGCTGGCACTCCAATGGCAACTGGCTACCTAAAGAACACAGGCGCAGATCTACCACCAGCAGAAGTTCAAGGATTACTAGCTGCTTGGAAAAATAGCCGCAATAACCGTTCAACAGCGTATCTAACTTCAACCTTAAGTTATGAGTCTGTCGGCTTTAGCCCTAAAGACATGATGTATAACGAGGCTATTCAGAACCTAGCGACAGAGATCGCTCGCCTCTGCAATATCCCGCCTTATTATGTCTCAGCAGATCAGAACACCACAATGACTTATGCGAATGTCCAGGACGAGCGCAAGCAGTTCCTTACACTATCTTTACAGCCATTCGTATCAGCGATCGAGGATCGTCTATCTATGGACGATATCACCGCTCGCGGAAACATCGTCAAGTTCGATATCGACAAGAACTATCTACGCACTGATCCGATCGTAGAACTCCAGATCATTCGCGAACTTCTTGACCTTCAATTAATTACTCAAGAGCAAGCAATGGAAATGACTGACTTAACTCCTAACGGAAGCGAAGGAATGATATGACCGATTTAACTTACTTTACTTTAGAGGCATCTGAATTAACTGCTTCGATGGATACACGCGAGATCTCAGGAAAGATCGTTCCAATGGGAACAGGTGAGATCGGGAATACAAGCGCAGGCGCTGTCATATTTGAACCCGACTCAATAGAGATCCCAGATGTAAAGTCTGTTCGTTTATTAGCGCAACATGACATCAAGCAGCCTTTGGGTCGGGCTTCAAACTTTGAAATCCGTGAAGGCGATGGCATTTATGCCACCTTCCGTTTAAGTCGCAGCAGCAAGGCAACTGATTATTTACTCATGGCGCAAGAAGGACTGGTTACAGGCTTGAGCGTTGGGGTAGAAGTAAAGGCATCAAAGCCAAAGAACGGCGTGCTACATGTTACTTCAAGTATCTTGCGAGAAGTCAGCGCCGTCACAGAACCGGCATTTAAATCGGCTCAAATTACTAGCATTGCAGCAGAGGAAGCCGCATCTGCGGAAACTGATGTTGTAGAACAACCAAACCAACCAACAGAAAGCGAGACAGCCACCGTGGAAAACACCACTCCAGCAGTCGAAGCAACACCTACAGTTGAGGCTGCCGCAGTTGAAGCTGCTCGCCCTGCTGTAACAGCAATGGCTTATACTAAGCCACGCATCGAACTAACTGCAGCAAAGTATGCAGAGAACTCAATTCGCGCAGCACTTGGCGATGAGTCAGCTCGTCAGTACATCGCAGCAGCAGACAACACAACTGACAACGCTGGTCTCGTACCAACTCGTCAACTTTCAGAAATCATCAACCCACTTGGTACGACTATCCGCCCATCGATCGAAGCGATCTCACGCGGCGTTCTACCAGATGCAGGTATGACTTTTGAAATCCCTAAGATCACAGCAATGCCAACAGTTGCAGAAACAGCTGAGGACGCAGCGTTCTCAGACACAGATCAAACTTCAGCATTCTTGTCAGTATCAGTCAAGAAGTACGCTGGACAGCAGACATTCTCTGTTGAATTGCTAGATCGCACATCACCAGCGTTCTTTGATGAACTCGTCCGCAACATGGCAGCAGCCTACGCAAAGACAACCAACGCAGCAGTTAACGCAGCGTTGATCTCAGGCGCAACAGCAGATGCAACAACCACAGTAACTTACCCAACAGCTTCAGAACTTCTTGGAATTGTTGCTCGCGGTTCAGCTTCCGTTTATGCTGCAACAGCAGGACTTCCTAACCCATTTGCTCGCAACATGGTTGTTAGCACAGGTCAATGGTCAAACATCATGTCACTTAACGATGCAGGCCGTCCTATTTACACAGCATCACAGCCAATGAACGCAGGCGGAGCAGTAGCTCCAACTTCACTCACAGGCAATGTTGCAGGACTCAACCTTTATGTTGATCCAACAAACGCAGGCGATGGCGATGGAACTATCCTCATCGTTAACCCAGATGCTTACACATGGTACGAGTCACCAACTTACCGCTTGCGCGCAGAGTCAACTGCAGCAGGTCAGGTAACTATTGGTTATTACGGGTTTGGTGCTATCGCGACTAAGGTCGGCGCTGGCGCATTCAAGAACAACAAGGCGTAATTAACGCTCACTAAGTCGCTGGCGGGGTAGTGCCCTTCTACCCCGCCAGTCTTTAGAAAGGATAAGAGCATGGCATTGACTACAGTTGCAGAGTTACGCACCGCCCTTGGCGTTGGCACTCTCTATGCTGATGCAGTCTTGCAACAAGTCTGCGATGCCGCAGATAATGTCCTTTTGCCTTTTCTATGGAAAAATCAGCAATACATCATCGCTCATGGCAATACCGGCACAGTCGGCACTCTTTACTTTGATCAACCTATTCGCGACTATTTTTATGTCGGTCAGTCAGTAACAATTTCTGGCGCTGGAACTAAGTACAATGGCACAAAGACAATTACAGGCGTTGGCACTCGCTCATTCAATGTAACTACAACTCACACTAGCGATAATCCGCGCCACACAGTTGAGCCTTATGGAATTGCAGCAGTTGAGACATATACAGATTATTCAACTATTCCGTCGGTTCAAGAAGCATCGCTGATGATCTCGATCGATATCTGGCAAAGCCGCCAAGCGCCTTCAAGCGGTGGCGTTACAGTTGACGGATACGCTCCAAGTCCTTACCGCATGGGTAATACTTTACTTGCTCGCGTTCGTGGCTTACTTGCACCTTACCTAGATCCGCGCTCGATGGTTGGCTAACCATGACAGCAGCGATCTCAACACTTCGCGCAACTATTGCAGCTGCGCTAGTCGATAACTCACTCTGGTCAGTATTTTCATTCCCACCTGCCACACCTATCGTCAATAGCGTAGTTCTTAGCCCGGCGGATCCTTATCTGACTCCGACTAATAACAGCCGCAATACCGTTGCGCCTCTTGCTAACTTTAATATAAATATATTCGTGCCTTTGCTAGACAATGAAGGCAACCTAAACGGAATTGAGGAAATGCTAGTTGCAGTCTTTAACAAACTAGCTGCTTCCTCTATCGTCTACAATGTGGGAGATGTGAGCGCTCCGAGCGTTCTTAATGCCGCATCGGGCGATCTACTGACTTGCTCCCTGCAAGTCTCAGTCCTAACGAGTTGGAGTTAATTATGACCCTTGAACAATGGGAAAAAGACAACGCAGCGTTCCTGATCAAGATAGGTCAGATCGCTCCAGCAGCACCTAAAACAGCAACTAAGAAAGATGAGGAATAAACCAAATGGCAGTATATCTAAGCAATGGGGTAGTTCTAACTGTTAATGCGGTTGACCTATCATCACTCGTTTCATCTGTAACTATCAACCGTTCATTCGATGAACTAGAAGTAACAGCAATGGGAGACTCAGGCCACAAGTTCGTCAAAGGCTTGGAAGCATCGTCTATCACTATCGACTTCTTTAACGATGAAGCAACATCTAAGACACTTCAGACATTGAACACAGTATGGGGAACAAGCACAACTGTTACAGTCAAGCAGACTTCAGCTGCTACTTCAGCAAGCAACCCTCTATACACAATGTCATGCCTAGTTAACAACATCACTCCAGTAAATGGCGCAGTTGCAGATCTTTCAACTCAGTCAGTAACTTGGAATGTTAACGGCACCATCGCAGTAACAACTTCCTAATAACTAACTAAGGGGCAAAGCATGGCAAAACTAAAGGTAACAAGGGCAGATGGAAGCGTTAACGAGTACCAGATCACTCCGGCGATCGAGTACGCCTTCGAGCAATATGCAAAGAAGGGCTTCCATAAGGCCTTTAGAGATGATGAAAAGCAGAGCGATGTTTATTGGCTTTGCTGGGAAGCAATTCGTCGGTCGGGTGAAACCGTAAAACCCTTCGGAGAGTCATTCCTTGAGACATTGGCGCGAGTCGAGGTCTTAGATGATGACCCTTTGGAGTAACGCGGGAGTCCTTCACCTATCTCGTAGCGAGACTATCGCTTGAGACAGGACTCTCGCCACAGACTTTAATCGAACTAGATCACACAATGTTCAGGACTTTACTTCAAGCCCTGAAGGACAGAGCAAAGGAGCAGAGCGATGCCAGTCGAGTTAAAAGGCGCTGATAAACTTCGCAAAGCCCTAAAAGAGTTCGAGCCTGATCTAGCAAAGAAAACAACTAAAGAGATGGCAGCTGCGCTAAAGCCAATTACTAACAGAGCGCGTGGCTACTTGCCATCTAATACTGCGATGCTATCTGGCTGGACTTCAGCTAGTTCATCGAGCGAGACTACTAAATATCGTGAGTTCCCTAAATACGATCAAGGCGAAGCCAAGCGTGGAGTTAAATACTCAACACGCCCATCTAAACCTAATCAGCGTGGCTTCGTGTCTTTGTCTCGCATCGTCAACACTTCCGCCGGTGGAGCGATCTACGAAACAGCAGGGCGCAAGAACCCTAACGGACAAGAGCGCGGTGGCAGAACACTTGGTTACAGCGGTGGGCGCTTTGGTGTTGGTTCGATCACAGAAGTCTGGGCTTCTGGCAAAGATATTAACAAGTCACTTAACCCAAATGCTGGCAAACAGTTTATCGCTAGAGCAAACGCAACTGGTCAACTGGTCAACGCTCGACCACGCCAGCAAGGCCAGCGAGGCCGCGTATCTCGCAAGATGACAGGCCGCGTGATCTTTAGAGCATTCTCAGAGGATCAGGGCAAAGTAACAGCAGCAGTAGTAAAAGCGATCGGCAGTTCTGCTATCGAGTTTAAAGCAAAGACTAAGGTGAAGTGATGGCTGATCTAAAGATAGATATTGCTTCGGTATTCTCTGGTAAGAAAGCCTTCCAAGATGCCGCCAAGTCCACGATTAACCTTAACTCTCAGGTTAAGAACCTTGCCAAATCCTACCTAGGATTATTTACAGCGCAGCAACTAGCCCGCCGCAGTTTCGATGCTGCCAAAGCCTTTGCAGCCGATGATAAAGCGGCAAGAGTATTAACACAGTCTTTGAACAACTTAGGCTTAGCCTTTGCAGATCCTTCAGTTCGTAACTTTATTGCTGATCTTGAGAAGCAGTTCGGTGTCCTCGATGATCAACTTCGCCCGGCCTTCCAGCGCTTATTAACTACAACTGGATCAGTTACTAAAGCCCAGTCTTTGCTACGCACAGCGCTTGATCTTTCAGCAGCTAGTGGCGCAGATGTAGTCAGCGTTGCTGGAGATCTTTCAAAGGGCTTCGTGGGGCAGACTCGCGCCCTTGCTAAGTACGGTATTGGTTTAACTCAGGCAGAACTCAAGGCTATGTCCTTCGAGGAAGTCCAGACACGCATCAACAATCTATTCGGCGGTCAAGCAACAGTCGCAGTTGATACTTATGCAGGAGCATTGCAGCGCCTATCAGTAGCAGGCAATAACGCGAAAGAGATTATCGGTGGCGGATTACTTGATGCACTCGCAGCCCTTGGCGGCGGCGGAGAAGGTGGACTTACTAACACGCTAAACCTAATCGAAAAGACTTCTACTGCACTTGCTACCTTCGTGCGCCGCTTTGGCGTTGGAGTTGGTCAGTTAGCAGCCCTAGCGCGTGGAGACTTGCAAGCCTTCCGAGCAATAGGCGAGACCGAGATGAACCGTGGTCGAGACATGTCTGGAATTACTCCAGCGATTAGAGCAGAATTAACTAAGGCAGCAGCCGACAAGGCAGCAAAAAAGAACCGCGATGCTTTGCTCAAGACAACTAAAGAGCAGACTAAAGCGATCAAAGAGCAGACAGCGTTACAAAAGGCTGGAACTCTGTTTGATATCCAGCAGACTCAGATCATCGCTGCACTCAAGGGCGATATCTCAGCTGAGGAACGCAAGCGCTTAGAACTCCAACTGGCTATCTTGACCGGCAATACTTCAGAGGCTTCTAAACTTGCTGGAGAACTAGCCAAGTCTCAAGGACTGTCACAGCAACTAGCTGCTTACCTAGCAAGCCTTCCAGATGCTAAGAACCCATTTACAGCATGGAAGTCTTATTTAGACATGATCGAGGCGCAGGTTGCTCGTATTTCCAATCCGACTGTTGCCCCTGTTGTATCTATGGCTTCAGGTTATGGCGTAACTGGTCAGCAATACTCATTGCCGCAAGGATCAACCCAGACAAGCGCAGCAGGCGTAGAGTTCACAGTCAATGTCAACGCTGGCTCAATTATCGCCCAAGAGAGTCTGCAAGATGTTCTCCGCGATACTTTGCTTGATGCTTCACTATCTGCCAAGTTCTCATCTATATTCCGTCAAGGCGGTTCATTCGGGCCATGACACTACCTGCACAGATATCCGTATCCTTCGACTTTACTAGCGGTGCTACCTTCGGCTATCCGTTTACTATTGGCGATGAGAAGTACGGAGTTTTAGGCGTTGGCACACTCGCTTCTAGCACTACTCCAGAACCTACAGTTGATCTAACTCCCAATGTTCGACAAATCAGTATTAAGCGCGGTCGCAATATCATGCGTGATACTTACGAGGCTGGGTCTGCAACTATTAGAGTTCTAGATCCTAACTCTGACTTTAATCCACAGAATGTGAACTCGCCTTACTTTGGCTTCTTGACTCCGCTTCGCAAGTTGCGTGTCTCAGCTACTGTAGGCGGAGTTGGTTACTTCCTGTTCTCAGGCTATACAACAGACTATAAATACACCTATCCTCAAGGCCAAGAAACAGGTTATGTTGACATAATCTGTTCTGATGCTTTCCGCCTTATGCAGCAAGCAGGTATTACAACTGTCGCAAGCGCTACTGCTGGTCAAGATACGGGCACTCGAATTGGCAAGATCCTAGATCAAGTCTCATGGCCTGCTTCTATGCGCACCATAGATACCGGCAATACAACCTGCATAGCCGATCCTGGCACTTCTCGCACAGCGCTCGATGCGCTAAAGAACGCAGAGTTCTCAGAGCAGGGCGCGTTCTATATCGACACAGAAGGAACAGCGGTTTATTTAAACCGTACTAATGTGATTAAGAAGTATGGCGAGACTCCGATCGAGTTCAACCAAACCACAGGTATCCCTTACACCAACCTTACCTTTGCCTTTGATGACAAGTTGATTATTAACAGCGCTGGCATGACTCGCTACGGCGGGACTCAACAGGTCTCAGAGGACTCAGCTTCTATTGCCAAGTATTTCCCTCACCAGATCAACCAGAACAACCTAGTTCTACAGACAGATGCAGATGCGCTCAATGTCGCTAAGATCTATGTGGCAACTCGCAAAGAGACAACTATCCGCATAGATGCCATGACGGTCGATCTACTTGACCCAGATGTGCCAACTGCGACAATGCTAGATCTGGATTACTTCTCTAATCTAAAGATCACAAATGTGCAGCCAGACGGCTCAACCATCGTTAAGACTTTACAGGCGCAAGGACTCTCATGGAACATCACGCCAAATGCCATGAGCGTAACTGTGACAACTCTCGAACCGATCGTTGAAGGGTTCATCATCGGATCGTCTGTATCAGGTATAATCGGCACTAACATAATGGCGTACTAGGAGATATAAATGGCAACAGGCTTTCCAGCAACCACGGGCGATGTCCTAAGCGCAGCTATGTTCAATGGGCTAGTAGCGTTTACGCTTAACGCCCAGACTGGCACAACTTACACAACAGTCCTAAATGACTCTTATCAGACCTTGATCACTCAGAGCAATGCTTCTGCTAATGCGATTAAGATCCCTACCAATGCTTCCGTGGCTCACCCTATTGGAACAGTAATAACTGTTCTTAACATAGGCGCTGGTCTATGCACTATTTCCGCGGTAACACCTGGCACAACAACAATTCTTTCAGCGGGTGCGACAGCAGCTGCGCCAACTGTAGCCCAATACAAGTCAGCAGCCTGTATTAAAACAGGAACAGACACTTGGTACATTGTGGGTAACATTTCATAATGATCGCTAATTGCATCGTAGGTACGCAGTCGGTATTTAAGCCTGTTGCGCCCTCCACTGTTGAATATCTTGTTGTAGCAGGTGGTGGTGGAACCTCCCGAAATAACGGTTATTCTGGCGCTGGCGCAGGAGCAGGTGGTTATAGAACTGCTACTGGGTTTGCTATTAGCGGTTCATTTACTGTAACAGTAGGCGCTGGTGGCGCAGGTGCAACTAGCACAGGTTACGGGGCGCAAGGATCGAACTCAGTATTTTCAACCATCACTTCAACTGGCGGCGGCAAAGGCGGCGCGGGAGATGTAAGCAACCCATCAGGCGGCGGCGGTGGTTCAGGTGGCGGTGCAACAGCACCATTCGGAACTATTGGTTCTGGTACTAGCGGTCAAGGTAATAACGGTGGTTATGCAGGCTCTTACCGTGGCGCTGGTGGTGGTGGAGCAAGCGCTGTTGGTGGTAACACAGACGGCGGAGTAGTCGGTAGCAACGGCGGCGCAGGCGGTGCGGGATCAGCATCATCGATCACAGGCACATCAGTAACTTATGCAGGCGGCGGCGGTGGTTCAGGCGTGGCAGGCGGCGCAGGCGGCGCTGGTGGTGGTGGAACTGGTGGAACAGATACTTCACAAGGTTCTAATGGATCTGCTAACACCGGCGGAGGCGCTGGTGGATCATCTGCATCTAACTCATATAACGGCGCTAGCGGTGGATCTGGAATTGTAGTTATTGCCTATTCATCAGCCTTTGCAGACTTAACTTCTATTGGTGGCGGTCTAACTTATACCAAGACAACTGCCGGTGGAAACACAATTTATACATTTACAGCAGGAACAGGAACGGTGACTGTCTAATGGCTCACTATGCGTTCTTAGATAATAACAACATCGTAACTGAAGTTATTGTTGGTAAAGATGAAACTGAATTAATTGAGGGTCTAGATCCTGAAACTTGGTACGGTAACTATCGAGGCCAGACCTGTGTTAGAACTTCTTACAATGGCAATATCCGCTATAACTATGCAGGGATCGGCTATACCTATGATCCAGATGCAGATGCTTTTATTGCACCACGCCCTGACTGTGGTCATAAAGAACTATTTATGAATGATCTATTTCAATGGAATTGCCAAGGTTGTGACCTAGCCGCTAAGAAGTTCATAGATGAAGCCTAAATTATGCAAAGCGGGACAACAACTTCGTGAGCAATTTGACGACTGCTTCGGCGACCGTGATCGTACCTCGGACGGCTGGATCGGCGATAGTCGCCACTCAGCTCGTAAGTCTGACCATAATCCAGATGAGCAGGGTTGGGTTCGTGCCATTGACATTGACCGCGATCTATCCGGCAAACCTAAGCCAGACATCATGCCCGATGTGGCAGATCAACTTCGTCTCTTGGCAAAGTCTGATAAGCGCATCTCGTATCTTATCTTTGACGGCAAAATTGCAAGCGCCAAAAGCGCTTGGCGCTGGAGAACTTATACTGGGATTAACAAGCATCGCCATCATCTCCATGTCTCGTTTAGCATCAAAGGCGATAACGATGGTTCGTTCTTTAAAGTACCGTTACTAGGAGGATAAGCATGAATATGAAAAACCCTTATCTACTCACAGCAGGAGCATTCCTATCTGCTTGGGCAGCTTCTAACTTTGCAGCAGATTACCGCTCGATCCTTTGGGCTGTTCTTGCTGGGGTCTTTGGATATGCGACACCAAAACGATGACACAGACAGACCTCCTAAATCTTTATATTGCTACTCTTGCGATAGTGGGTGGCTTGGCTGGCTATGTGATCACGCACTTGCTGTCGGAGATTAAGCGACTTAATACGCGTGTCGATGAGATCTACAACATACTCCTAGAGCGATAATATTTTCATGGCGCGTAAGAAGGCTATCGACTTAGAGGCTTACTCTATGCTCGATCAGTATTGCATCGGGCTAAATGAATACTATAAATCGCTAAGACGAGCAGGGTTCACACCTGAATTGGCTTTGGCTATCTTGCTTGAACCTTTAACTTACCCGGCAACGATCCTTCCAACTCCTAACTGGCTGCCTGAACTTCCTGGACGAGTCCCTTATGACGATGATGACGATGAGGATTAACCATGAAAAGAACTGTAATCGTTCCAGATCTACAGGTTCCATATCACGATGAAGTTGCTGTCCGCAATGTTGCAAGTTTTATTAAGGCATACCGCCCAGATAGCGTTATTACACTCGGAGATGAAATCGATCTCCCACAGATCAGTCGATGGACAGAAAATACACCGGGCTGGTACGAGCAAACACTAGCTGAGGATCGAGACCAAGCGGTCGAGGTTCTTTGGTCATTGGTCGAGCATTCCAAAGAGGCTCACATGATCCGTTCTAATCACACAGATCGTCTTTATAATGTGATCATGAAAAAGATCCCTGCGTTCTTGGCATTGCCAGAGTTACGCTTCGAGCGGTTTATGCGTTTAGATGAACTAGGGATTACTTACCATAAGAAGCCTTACGCCTTTGCTAAGGGCTGGGTAGCAGTCCATGGTGATGAGCAGGGCATAAACCCTAACGCGGGTCTTACAGCCCTTGGAGCGGCTCGTAGGCACGGTTTAAGCGTGGTCTGCGGTCACACTCACAGAGCAGGCGTATCGGCCTTTACAGAGGCTTCTGGGGGCAAAATAGGGCGCATTCTGCGTGGAGTAGAGGGCGGGCATCTAATGGATATTCGCAAGGCGGGTTATACCAAAGGAACTATGAACTGGCAGCAGGCTTTTATCATCGTTGAAGATAGCCAAGTAACCCTGATCAACATCGAGAAAGACGGCACATTCGTGGTTGCTGGTCGGCGTTATGGACGATCTAGATAACGATATAAGGCGCACTATCGATGATGCGATGGACGATGGAGAATTGTTACCGTTTCGTTATCAACACACCGTCAGATAGTCAGATATTTATGCAACACTTATGCCAAGAAGCTGCGAAGGGCGCAGTAGAAGGGCAGTAAATGAACGCAGATATAGCAATTACTTTATCGATAGCAGTCGGCATGTTAATTGGCTTTGGCTTTGGTTATGGCAAAGGCTTTGAACATGGCAAGATCAAGGGTCGTATCGCGGCTCGTAAGATCGCTCGTCAACTTGAGCAGGTCGGCCGATGAATGCTAGAGACTATCTCAACGAAGCACGAGCAACTATCCAAGACCGGGGAATGGATTACGGTCACCCAACTGACAACATGGCAAGAACGGCTGCCCTCTGGTCGAGTTATTTGGAAATGCCGATTACTGATTACCAAGTCGCGATGTGTATGGCACTCGTCAAAATAGCCAGAAGCATGGAGACGGCCAAGACTGACACTTATGTCGATCTTGTGGCTTATGCTGCTATTGCTGCACAACTGCACACAGAGGAGAATGAGCAATATGTTTAATCTTGAGGATTACGAAACAGTCGAGGAACGCCTAGTTAAGTTCTGGAAGGAATACCCAGATGGTCGAATTGAAACTACTTTGGTTGAGTCAACGCTTCAGCGATTTATTGTTAAAGCTGCTGTTTATAGAACTGAAGTTGATGCATCGGCTTGGACAACTGGCTATGCAGAGGAGACAGTCTCAACGCGAGGAGTTAATTCTACGAGCGCTCTTGAGAATTGCGAAACGAGTGCGATCGGTCGGGCATTGGCTAACGCAGGCTATGTTACGAAAGGCAAACGCCCTAGCCGCGAGGAGATGTCTAAAGTCAAAGCAGCAGAACCTAAGCCATTCGCTGAGAAGTTAGCAGACAAGATCACAATGCCGATCGAGGACGATCCTTGGACAACTAAGTCATTAGAAGCTGCACCATCGAGTGCAGATGCAATAGCGCTAGTTCAGGAAGTATTGGGCGCAACCAAGATCGATAAAGACATTCCGCATTGTGCTCATGGTGAAAGAGAATGGCGTACTGGAAATAAGAACGGTAAGGCTTGGGCAAATATGAGTTGCTCTGCCAAGCCGATGAATGGGGAGCGCTGGTCAGAAGTTAATAAGTGCGACCCTATCTGGTATGTGATCGATGCGAATGGCTCATGGAAACCGCAAGAGGCACGCGCATGAGCGGCTTACAGTTTATGAACCAAGACGGTGAATGGGAGAACTTCCCTACTGATGACGAATTAGCAGAGAAGGCTAAACACCAGGAATTACTAAACAGCCTCCAAGTGCGGATCATCTGTCATCTATGTAATGAGCCAGTACCACGCGAGGAACTCGCATTTTGGGTTCAAGGTACTGTATTTACATGGTCATGCAAGAAGTGTCACGCAGTTAATGTCTCAAAGTAGAAAATATCGGGGTTACCGCACAGAGCGAGTAATTCAACAGTATCTGCAGCGCTGGTGGGAAGGTGCTGCGGTAGGTCGAGGTTCTGGGCGTGACATTCTCAATGTTCCGTTCGACTGCGAGGTAAAAGCGCGCACAGGACTCGATGTAGTAGGGACACTCCGCCAGATCGAGAGTCGGACTAAAGAAAGTGGCTTATTGGGGTTTGCTGCTTTTAGGCTCAACGGGCAAGGCGAAAAAGCTGAGGAATATGTAGCAATGCTGCGCCTTGGCGATCTGGTGGAGTTACTACTAGCTGCGGGATATAAGGATCGCAAGGATCTGGTCAAAGACTCAGACATATCCAGATGCTTAGACTGTGGCATATATGCACTAGGCGAGAGATGCCAATTCTGTCGAGAGGAACAGTAATGCCGGAACTTCCAAAGTCATTCTATGAATGTCATTGCGGTTACTCACTCAAGGCTGCTTACAATTTCATGAGCCAACAGGAGATTAGCCAGATGATGTTAAAGCATCTTGAGTCTATCCATGGGATCGAGTCTTAATGCCTATCTACGAGTTTGAGTGTACTAATGATCTATGTGAGGCCAACCTCAGATACGAGAAGGAGTTAAAGATAAATGAACCACACGATGTTGAATGCGGGTTCTGTCATGAACCTATGCGCAAAATCTATTCGTCCTTTGGTATCCAATTTAAAGGTTCTGGCTTCTATTCAACAGATAAGTAATTCGCCACGCCGTCTGAGCAGGACTTTTGCTGAAATGCAGAGTCTGTTCGGTACACTTACGGCTAGAAGCCATCAAGGCTTCAGAGCGCGCCCGAAAGGCGCAGCGCGCTCGGTAACCGCCGTTATTGGGATAAGTCTATCTATGGCACTTATGCCTAGTAGTCAGGCTTCAATAGATGCCTCTAAAAGCCTTAAAATATTAGCCAATAAGCAGCTAACCGATAAGCAATATAGATGCCATAACGAGATCGTATACAGAGAGTCTCGATGGCAGATAGATGCAGTTAATGGATCACATCATGGCTATTACCAAATGCGTACTGAGTCTATCAAAGATAAGCCTTATGACTATCAGTTCTACATCTATTGGTATTATGTATCTAAGCGCTATGGTCTAGACCATGAGATACCGGACTATTGCAAAGCATTACATCATCTAAAGACTAGAGGCTGGCAGTAATGGCAAAGCGTGGAGATCCTAGATTAACGCGAGACTATAAAGCCTTTCGCTTAAAGGTATTGGCAAGGGATCAATGGTCATGCTTCTATTGTTCAGCACCAGCTGCGACAGTTGATCACATCATTCCAATTAGCAAAGCGCCTGACTTGGTAGTCAACTTTGAGA